CTTTGGGGAGAGCTCACGGCCGTTGGCCTTCTCCGTGAGGTACCCGATGTATCTCTGTATTGTCGGCTGCAGGTCGTAGCGGTTTGCGTTGCCCTGCTTGGTGGAGATGATGATCCCTTCCTGCGCGAGCTGCTGCACACGGCGGGTCGACACTCCAAACAGGAAGGCTATTGTCTTGCTGTCGACGAGCTCGGCGTTGGTGCTCGGCATGGCATTCCCTCCTTTTACCGGTGCCGGCAGTCGGTCATTTTAGGGGTTGGCGAAACGAAACGGACCGAAAAATATTTTTCAAAACTACATGTTTTTTGGGCTCGCCAGCTCCGCAGGCATTTTTTGTTCTCCAGAAGGACCCGTGAACCATAAATCAGCCGATTTGTGCCAGATATTGTTCTTAATTCTTAGAAAACTGCTGGCTGAGATGATGCTCGAGTCTCTTGCGTAGTCCCTGCTCAATGTTCTCACTGATCCGTTTCTGGACAGCCTCATTGCTTATCATCTGTGGGATACTCACAGTCTTGATCGAGACAATCGGCATGCGGCTTTCCCTGACTCTCTGAAACGGAATATATCCGGCTCCCTTGTTCGTCCCAAGGAACACACCCGGAGGCATCCTGATTCGTCTGCCCTTCTTGATCTCTGCCGTGATTTGATAAGGGACAAGCGGCCTTATGGTCGCCACCCTCCCCACAGGTTCGCTGCCCTTTATGCCCTTGCCTGGGATAAGCTGTGCGTTCTCCTGCCTTTTAGTAGGCGGCCTTGTCGGCTTCATCCTGAAGTGGACGGGTGTCAACAAGCGGCCACGGTAAATAAGTTGCACATTGGAGACTGTCAGCCCTTTTACATTGATCGAACCGATGCCTTTTCGTGCCCCGGTGAAGGCTTCCTTGACCTCGGACTTTTTGATCGCATATTCCTCAGCGACCGCAGCGCTCACCCATGCCGGCGCTCTGGTCTTGAAGTCGTTGACCGTGCGCTCAACAACCGTTTTGCTTTTAGCATCAAGCTTGTTGAGCTTTTGGACCAGATTGTCCATGCCGGCGACCTCGATGCTCGAAAAGCCGGATTTACCTCTGGGCGTTGACATAGCGATTTCTCCTTTTGGGTATAGAAAAAGCGCCTGTTTTTGCATAGACGCCAAAGAAATATTTACAAAAAGTGTTGGCAAGCACGCTTTAATGTGCTATTATACTAACATAAGGAGGTGATGATGTGGATGATAAAACGACCGGTTTGGTAGTGGCGATAATCGGAATCGTCACAGCGGTAATGAATCTGGTAACCGCGATACTTAACCGGCAAAAAGGAAAGGCTACCCACCGCAAACGCCACAAACGAAAACGGTAGGAAGCCCCCGGAAGCGGGGAGGGAAACCTCCCCGCCACCACCTCGATTATATCATCCACCTAACCATATGGTCAAGAAAATCGTTAATATCGTTATCTTGCTGTTGTTCGTTGTTACCCTGATTGTGTATGACTGGCCGTCTGGCGCTGCTGCCGTAGTTGGTACAATTGCCCTGATTGTGATGTCGGCTGCCGCGGCGATCGCTGCCCTGAACCTGTGGGAGAAATCATGAGACTTAAAGAGATCAGAACTGAAAAAAACATATCCGTCCCGAAGCTCGTTGAGATCACCGGGATACCGCGCCGTACTATCCAGGACATTGAAAAACGCGGCGATTGCCTGGTATCCAACGCGATCAAGCTGGCCGCCGCTCTCGGCGTCAGCCTCGACGAACTCTGCAAGGATTCCCCGTCTGAATAAGGCGGGGGGTCTTTGCCAGATTTTTATTTGGTTTATAATAATCCGAAGGGAGAGTAACATGAAAAAAAGTGATAGTAATGTATTTATTGAAACAGTAAAACAGGAATTGCGCGACTTAAATAGCGAAATCTCCAGCATATATGCTAAGAAAAAGATGTCCTACAACGAAGAATGGGCTGCATCTGGCTTCAGCGGTGGTAATAAAATACAGCTATTATTTAGCTTTTTTACATTACAAGCGAAAACGAAATACCTTGATAGCATGACTCGTCATATTGGAATCATAAATGATACAAATAACCATTTCAAGGAAGATGATTATCAAAAGCTGCAAAATACATACCTTGAATTCTCTGGTCTACTTCCAGACTATTTGAAAAGTGACCTCATAAATACTATTCAGTCATCTACCGAAGGTATTACTACCCAAATTGATCTTATGGTTAGAAACTTCAAAGGCCAAATGAATACACTAATAGAGAATCATATTCAAACAGAAAAAAACTATAAAAAGCTAAAAAAAGATGACCCTGCGATACATCAAGCAAAAATTGCGAATGCTATTGCCTTGGCCGCTTTTATCGTATCCGTTGCATCTGTGGCCTTATCAATCGTTCTATTCACTATTTCGCAAAAATAAGTCATCGGACTGATAGTATTCTAAAGTTCTTCCTAAATGGCCATTTGCCGGTTAGTGTTTCCAAAAAGAAGACGCCACCGTTCGCCGGCAGCGTCTTCTCGCAATTTTTGATGCTATCATTATACCACGAATTTCACCAAAATCAATCGCATAAAAGTCGCATCTTTTCAGTCGACGATGGCGCCATAAAACGCTCTTGAAAATGACAACAATGCGTCGTCACGCCACCTATAGGCTGTTGCTCTGTCGCAGTGCTCGCGGGATGCTATTCGCTCTGCGCATGCGTTCCCGCCCTCTATGTACCAGACAGCCAGCACAAGCTGATCCCGTTCACTCAGCACCGCCCAGGCAACGTCGAAACGCTTTATCCGCCGCCGGACATTCCGCAGCCGTTTCTCTTCGTCCATCTGTGCAGCGATAATATTCAGCCACCGCTCCTCAGTCCGACTGCCTCCGCCCTGTACAGGATCGGTCTGTGTTGCCGGCGACTTGATGCTGTTCAAACTTTCCCGCAGTTCAAGCAGCCGATCCCGGCATATTCTCTCGGCGGCTCGAAGCTCCCCGATGTGCTGCAGCTCGTCGATCGCGAATTTTCTATAATCCACCCGATTATCTCCCTTCTTAGTAATGCCGCACTTTATGTGCATCTGTACTTGGCTCTCCACGAAGATACTTCATACAGCTGTCACGCGTTTTAAATTCTTCCGTCCATGCGCAACCAGTGCTGTTATCAATCGCTATGTACAAACCAGATGTTGACTTTAGCCAGAACAAGCCAAACGGCTGATATTGACCGCAGGGGTTGATCTCGTTACTGTCCAGCAGCCGCGACGTTTCGTCGGCGGTTATCTTTTTTATGTCCATGTTCATGATGCACGCCCTCCCGCATATTTCTCGATTCTCGCCTTCAGTGCCTGCATCAGCGATTCCTGTGTGTCACCTTTCGCCTGCAGGGCTGCCATGACATCCTCGTCGATCCCGCCCTGGACAAGCAGGTGATGCACGATTACCGGGTACTGCTGGCCTTGCCGGTGCAGGCGCTTGTTCGCCTGCTGATACAGCTCCAGATTCCAGGTCAGCCCGAACCAGATCACATGATGCCCGCCGTCCTGTAGATTTAGGCCGTATGCGCAGCTGGCCGGATGCGCCAGAAGGATATCGACTTCGGCGGCGTTCCACGCGGTATCATCCTCCGGACCGGAATATATTCGCGTCCTCAGCTTCGTTCCCTGCAGCAGCTTCATGATCCGATCCCGGTCATGCTGGAAAGCATAGAACACAAGCGCGTGTTCGCCGTTCAGCTGCTCGATCAGCTCTGCGAATGCTTCCAGCTTACAGTCATGAATCTCGACCACCCCGCCGTCATTGCCATATGCCGCACCGTTGCACAGCTGCATCAGCTTTGTATTCAGTACCGCAGCCGTGCCGGCTGTAATCGTTGCGTCGTTGACCTCAAGCAGCAGATCCCGTTCCATCCGGTTGTATGATGCCTGGGCTTTGGCATCCAGCTTGACCGGGATCTCGTTGTTGATACATTCCGGCAGCTGCAGATAATCCTCGGCCTTCATGCTCACGCAGATGTCACTAATCGCTGCCTTGATGGCGTCCTCGGATCCGTCCTTCGGTGCGTAGCTGTAAACGATATCCCTGTTACGCTTGTCCGGCTTGAAATACCGCTCGCGGTATCCACCGACGGTCTTGCCGAGGCGCTGTCCGAGATCCAGCAGATAGATCTGCGCCCACAGGTCGATCAACCCATTCGGCGCCGGTGTGCCAGTCAGTTCCACCAGACGCTTGATCTTCGGCCGTACCGATCGCAATGCCCGGAAGCGTTTAGCTTGGTGGTTTTTAAAGCTTGACGATTCGTCCAGAACAACCATGTCGAAGGGAAACGGCTGCCGAACCACATTCAGGTAATAATCCACCAGCCACTCGGTATTATCCCGGCTCATGACCCAGATATCGCCCGGCGTATGCAGCGCCCGGATCCGCTGCTGCCGGCTGCCAAGAACCGACTGGATCTTCAGGTGCTTCAGATGGTCCCACTTGGCAGCTTCCTTCTGCCAAGTTATTTCGGCCACCTTCTTTGGCGCGATCACCAACACCCGGCAGACCTCCCACCGGTAGTAGCGCAGCTCGTTTATCGCGGTTAGCGTGATAACACTTTTACTCAACCGAGGCCCATATCAAGGAACAGCCCTATGTACGGATCATTTACGATTCTTTCGCTGCAATATTGCTGGTATTCATGTGGTATGAACTTCATTTCGGCATCACCTCCTCCACGAAGGACTTCACGTCCTCCCATCCTTTCAGCACCCGGACGTCGGCACCGCGTTTCCGCATTTCGGAGATCTGCCATTCCTGTATCCTGGCAAGCCTGCCGATAATCGTCTTCAGCTCCACATAGACCGTCCGACCGTCCGGCGTTATAACAATTCTGTCCGGAACACCAGGGTTATTCGGGCTCGTAAATTTATAGCACAGACCGCCACGTTCCTTGACCATCCTGGCCATTCGGGTTTCAATTTGCGATTCGGTCATTTCGTCACCATCTCCCATAGTTCCCAGTAAAACCGCTGTGGCGCCCTCGTCGAAGTCTTTCGCACATTACAGGTTAAGCAAGCTAATTTCATATCGCCCCTTGTATACCCTTGTGCTTTCGCGGCGGCGAGAATTATCCGCGTCTCTGTTCTGCCATTTACAAGAAGATACTGATGCAGCCACTCCCACGGTTCTTGTTGTTTCATTTATATAAATTCTCCTCCAATTTTTAGCATCTACAAATCTACATTCTTGGGGGTTTTCCCTATACGTGTATACATCAGGCGCATTAGGCATACACAGGCATAATTTGTAAACCTATATATTCTTTCTATATATATAATGTAGTAAATGTAGTTTTTGTAGATTTAATGGTGATAGAGCCGTTTTTGGCGAACTACATTCTCAAAACTTGCTGTAGTAATTGTAGTTCGTGAATGTAGTTTAGAATGTAGTTTTTCGTCCAAAACATCTCTGATTTCCATACGGTCTTCCGGCCAATCGCGGCGTTCCGAAGCTCTCCCATCCGGGGATTATTTCAAGGATCTGATTGATCTCCCGCGCTATGCGCTTTGACATATCACCCTTCTGGCGGCCAAGCATTTCGCACCAGACCTCGGCTGCGCATATGCGTGTACGCTGTACCAGCTCGCCCGCCTGTGCCGCCCCGCCGCCGTAAAACGACAGCCGCGCCGGCAGCTCCCAATCGTCCCAGTCCGCAGGTATGCGCACTTCCAGAAATGCCTCGATCGGTCCTTCCCACGGATGCCGCTCTCTGTGGGCTTCCTGCTCATGACGCGCTGCGTTTTCAATCTCCTGTGGAAGATATAATGCTTCACCCAGCTTCCAGCGCATAACTGCCTCCGCCCACAGCTGATCACGCTCGCGGTCGAGATCCCGGAAGACTTCTTTTGTCCGCGGCTGCTCGTCGATATCGACCGGCCAGAACCGGCGGCCGCCGGTCGTATCGGTCAGCACATCGCGCGGATTCGATGTACCGAAGAACACACACTGCCGTGCGCGCTCCATCACATTGCGCCCATAGGCAGCTCGGTAATAGTCCGCCTGCTTGCTCAGGAAGGCTTTGACCGCGTTGATCTCGGAGCGCTCCATAGCCTGCATCTCTCCGATTTCGTTTAACCATGTGCCTTGTATGGTTTCCATAGCTTCTTTACCGTCGAAGGTCTTGAGGCTGTCGGAGAACCATGCCCCACCCATTTTTGCGAGGATCGTCGACTTGTAGCGCCCCTGGGCTCCGATAAGGATCAGCATGGTGTCGTATTTAATGCCCGGCACCATGACGCGCGCTACCGCGGCTGTGAAGGCTTTACGTGTTACAGCGCGAGTATACGGCATGTCAGCGGCGCCGAGGTAATCGATTAAGAGTGTGTCGAGGCGCGGTGTCCCGTCCCACACGAGGGAATTCAAATAGTCCCGGACAGGGTGATAGGCTATCTCGCCGGCGCAGGCCTCGACGGCGTCGGCGATGTCATTCTTCGAGGCTTTACCACAGATCGGCTCCAGATAAACACGCAGCTCGGTTGTGTCGGTGTCGCACCACAGCGGGTTATTACCGGGCCTGTCCCATGGCAGCGCGCTCACGACATCCAGACGGCCGGTGAAGAGGTTCATACGAACTTTACCCGCAAGGTTGGGGTCGTGCATGATAATGAGCTTATAGTTTTTCAGAGTCTTAGCCGGTACACCCTGGCCGTTCAGTTCCAGCAGCCGCATCCAGTTCGCCGCATCGGCTGCGTTGTCAGTTGGTACGCCGTCGAAGTCGGCCACGGCGGCGCTGTATCGCTCCTGTGCCATCAGCGCCGCAACGCCGGAATCTGCTATGGCAAATTCACACATGGCGACAAAGGATGGCAGACGGTTCGTCGGCGTCTCCGGCTTCGCTTCGTCATCGAGCTGTTCAAATTTATGCAGGCGCACCAAGTCGAAGGCGTTGACAAGCTTCCCGCCGCACGGATCGGTCGCGTGGTGGCTGAAAAGAAACTTACCGCTGTCGTACACCACGGCTCCGCCGGTGGTGCTACCACCGGTGAAGGTGTATCTGTCCTGAGTAGTGCCGGCAGTCTCATAAATGCCCGGCAGCAGCTCATCCATGGCACGGTAGATATCGTATACGCGGCAGAAAGCACCCACGACGCCGGTCTTGGCAAGCGGATCCCCTTGCCTGGCAGCAAGCCTCGGAACACTCACAGCAGAGCCGGGAACCTGCGGCCAGGATGTGACATCACGCCAGTTCGGGTACATGCCGAGAAGCCCGTCGGCCGACAGCAGGGGCTTATCTTCCCAGGTGTATATGTACTCGCTGTCGGCGCAGCAGCTCGGCCAGTACATGAGGCGCGAGGCCTCGAAGGTGGATGGATCGAAGGGCGACATGGACGGATCGATGAGTTCAGCGATCTTTCGTGCAATCGGCTCGTATTCGTCGGCGGTCACCGTCCTGTCAGTCGGCAGAAGAACACGC